ATAGGTAGACATGAGCTTATATTTCCGATGTTCGAATTCGAAGCCCCGGGAAGTTTTGATGACCTAATCCATCTGGAGAAAAGCCTGTGTGCTCATTTGGGTTATAAACAAAGTGATTTCGCTATAGGCAAGTATATGGATGTTGTGAATAGATTCAGGACAAATGATCAAATCCTTACAGACTATCATGAACAGATTCTATGCAGAGAGAACGATGGAGCTTTCCTGTTGACACACTTCCCATTCTATACCTCACCATTCTGGAATATGAAAAGTGTGAAGGGGAAAATTAAAAGGGGTGGCAGGGAATCTATGATTGAAAGAGAGGAAGAAGCCCGCATAGCACTTAAATGCGATGTTTTGCTGGGTGGGATGGAGACAATTGGTAGTGCAGAACGAGCTACAGATATCCGAGAGATGCATGATAATTTCCACACTATATCTGATGGGGAATATAGCAAATTGCTTTATGATAAGTTTGGATATGAACGAGTTGAAAAGGAACTGAAGGAAATCCTGAGTTACGATTTCTTCCCACGTTTTGGTGGTGGGATAGGTATTACACGGTTAATAAATGCTTTGAATAATGTTAACTGAGGCGATTACTGCGGGGTGGCGAAATCTGGTAAACGCATTCCGTTGTTTACGGTCATAAACTGTCGGTTCGATTCCGATCTCCGCAGCCAGAAAATAAAGAGAAATCAGAAATCTAATCTTAATAACCTTTAAATATAACTAACTTATGATAATGAAAAAGAGTATATTTATTCTTTTTAGTATTTTATTTATTTCTATTAATACTAGTATTTTCGCAAAACCATCTATAGGTTATGTACTAGTTGGCCCAAAGACTGATGGTGGCTGGTCTATGAGGCATTCACAGGGATTTGAGTCACTTAAGAAGCATGGTTACAATGTTGAGGGTGTTGAGTCGGTACCAGAGGCGGACTCAGAAAGAATATTCCGTAAACTAGGAAGGAAACATGACATTGTCTTTGGGACTTCATTTGGTTACATGAAACCAATGATAAATGCCGCAGGTAGGGACTCAGACACCATCTTCCTTCATGCAACTGGCTATGATATTGGAGAGAATTCCAATATGGATAACTATAACTGTAAGTCATTCCAGGCAAGATACCTAACTGGGATTGCGGCTGGTATGTTAACTAAGACAAATAAGATTGGAGTTGTTGGATCTCACCCAATACCAGAGATCATAAGGAATATAAATGCAATTGTACTAGGAGCACAGACAGTGAACCCAGACATAACTGTGAATGTTGTCTGGATTAATGCATGGTTTGACCCCCCAAAGGACTCAGATGCTGCCAAGGTTCTCCTTGATCAGGGACATGATGTTCTATTTACTACCACGGATACTCCCAGTGTAGTGATTCTTGCACAGAAGAAGTGGAGGACTAGTGGTGAAGAAGTTTGGAGCATGGGTAATGACGCACCAATGGGTCAGTATGGTCCTGACAGGTATGTAACTGGAATGATGTTTAACTGGAATGTCCTCTACAAACACATTGCAGACTTACATACTAAGGGTGAACTAAAGATGGGACAAAGGTGGACTTGGGGCTTGCAGGAGAACTGTGTAGGTCTATCACCTTGGGGAAAGAATGTTCCAGGTAAAGTTGTCAATCATGTAGAGACAGTTAAGATGGACTGGGTCAATGACAATATGCCTAACTATTTTCCATTTACAGAGGGATTCACTAAGCAGGACGGTTCTGTAGTCAAGGCTGGTGAGTTTGGATGGAAAGGAGATACCTCTGATAGTTCTCAACGTAGAGAAATTGAAAGTATGCAATACTTTGTGAAAGGTGTCGGAACTCCATTCCCTCATGGGTCAGAGTAATATGGAGAAACTATGAATCTAGCACAACTTAGGTGGGCAACAAGAACTATAATTTCTCTTGTTGAACTATTTGCTATTATATTTATTATTTGGCTTACATACTCTGATATACCACTTGATGCTGATAAATCTCAGATTATTTCAGTATTAATCGGTGGCTTGTTACTTAACTTTGGTGCCACAAGTAAGTACTTCTTTAGTCCTGAAAGTGAACACCCAGAACCTCCAAAGGAAGAAAAGAATGATCCCAACCCTGTTACTTAATGTACTTAAGTCTCTAATTATTGATAAAGCACAATCACTAGCTGTTGAACATGTTAAATCAGCATTGTCACAAACTCTTAATCCTGATGATATGGCTAGTCTAGATAAGGCAATAGATGAAGATAAAAGTCATTCTTTTAACAATCTTTCTGATTTTCTTACTAAGTAATACATTAGAATCCCACGATCCAACAATGAAACTAAGTAAAAACTTTACTCTTAGAGAATTAACAAGGTCACAGACTGCTCTTAGAAAAGGTATTCATAATGAGCCAAATGAGGAGCATCTTATAGCTCTTACTGTGTTAGTTCATAAGGTTTTACAGCCAATAAGAGATAAATTTGGTACTGTATCTTGTAATTCTGGGTATAGATGTGCTGAATTATGTGAATTACTGGGTAGTTCAGCTAAATCTAGCCATTGTAAAGGAGAAGCAGTAGATTGTGAGGCTTATTCTATAAGTAATAGGGAACTAGCCCAATGGATTAAGGATAATCTAGAGTTTGATCAAGTAATTCTTGAGTATCCTGGCAAAGATCCTAGAGATGGTTGGGTACATGTATCTTATAGAAGGGATGGCGAGAATAGAAATGAAGTATTAACTGCTATTAGAGAAGAAGGAAAGACTGTTTATAAGAAAGGACTTCAATAATGCCTGTTTTAACTAAAAAAGCTAAACAGAATATACAAAAGTATAGAAAACAGCATGTTAAGAAACATGGTAAAACAGATATACTGGGTACAGTAAAAAGAATTGGATCTGATATTGCTGGTTCTGTTGGGGATATGGCTCAAATAGCTTTAATGACAAAAGGAGGGATGCCTTCTAGTTCATTAGTTAAAAAAGGATTAAAAGCTATACAACCATTTACATCAGAAAGGATAGGTAAAAAGGTAGGTGCTTCTGAGTCTCTCTCTGCACACGTTGCTAGTGCTATAATACCTATGCCAACAAAAGCAGCTAAACTTAGTGCGTTATTAATAGGAGGATTAAAGAAGGTTAGTAAAAAACCAGCTATAGGTACAGGTTCTGATCTTACGAAGTCTTTACAAGAAGCAGCAAAAACAAGAAAGAATGCATTAAAAAGAACTGCCGGGATTCCAGCGAGTTATAAAAAAGATATTGAATCAAGAACTACAAAAGAAGCTAAAAGTGATATAGGTGGGTGGGGAGATGATATGAGAGTTAGATACTCTAAAAAAAGCCCACATTACGGAAAAAGGGCACTGACAAAATCTGAGCTTATGCACTATAGTTATGGAAGAGATATTGAACATGCAGAACTAGTTAAAGGTATAAAGGCCGGTACTATGGAGGCACCAAAAATCCCTTTAGTTGAAACTGTGGGTGGTGGTGTAAAACCTCAAACCCTTACTTATTCACAAAAGAAACATATAGGTCAACTCCAGAATTTAGAAGGTGGATTTAGTAATAAACCTTTTTCAGAAGGATGGATGCTAAAACCCTGGAAAGGATTAGCTCCAGCTAAATCTGGAAAAGTTCAAGAAGAAACAAGTGGAGCTATTACAGGGAAAGGTAGATCAGAATATCGAGAATATAGAAAAGTAGAAGGAAGAGATCCTGCAAAATGGATGGATACTAAAACAGGAGAAAAACAATATGGTTATGGAAGTCCTCATGGGAAAACTCCTCCTAGTAAGTTTGCTAAGTCACCACCAATAGAAAAAACAGAAACAATATCAAAAGATCCTATAAAATCAAAGAAAACTAAATATGACTTAATGTCACACAAGGAAAAAGTACAAGCACATAAACTATTCCAACAAGATCTTAAAAATGATGGTACAAAATTCTCTACTTCTCATATAGTTGATGTTGCAGATAAAATACAATCAGGAAGTATGTCAGGACTAGGAAAACTATTAAAAATAAAACCTTCTAAGTATACAGAAAAGAAAAAGGTAGTAGGTATTGGGATGCATTGGCCTAAAAAACCAGGGAAAAAGAAATGAAAGCACAGAAAGAAATACTAGAGGAACTACATGGTTCCGTAGCACTTGAGTTATTACAGCGTATAAGGTCTGGTGAAGCTAGACCTGCTGATATAGCGAATGCCATTAAGTTCTTAAAGGACAATGGTATAGAAGGGTTACCACTTGAAGGTTCTCCATTGGGAAACCTCTTGGATATTATACCCTTTCCAAGTAAAGACCAACTAAAGAATAACAATGACAACAGACTACACTGATATACATAGACCTGGTAAATGCGATAATGAAAACTGTGAATGTGAAGTTTGTGAGTGTGATCCTTGTGAATGCGAAGAACAAGTAAGTCCAGTATAAATTATGATTAGCCTTACTAAATTAGCAGCAAAGAACTTTAAAAGAATAAAGGAAGATGAAGATATAAAAGAAGATGATCTTTTAAGAGTAGCAGTGAAAGGAGGAGGATGTGCAGGATATGAGTATATACTTGAATTTGGTCATCTTACTAAGAGGGATTTAGTATTTAAATCTAATGGTATGCCTGTTATAACAGATAGAAAAAGCCATACTATTATTGATGGTCTTGAAATAGATTGGTCTAAAGATTTATCTGCACCAGGACCAAGGTTTAGTAATCCTAAAGCAGTATCAACCTGTGGCTGCTCTACAAGTTTCTCTATTAAACCAGTAGAGACTAACAAACCACTATGGATTCAATAAGATGGCTTATTCAAGTAAAGTATTGGAGCATTATGAAAAACCCAAAAATATTGGTAGTCTGGACAGTAGGGATAATTCTGTCGGCAGTGCTCTTGTGGGTGCTCCAGAATGTGGTGATGTAATGAAACTACAGATAAAGGTACAAGATGATTTAATTATAGATGCTAAGTTTAAAACCTTTGGGTGTGGATCTGCAATTGCAAGTTCTAGTCTAGCTACAGAGTGGATAAAGGGTAAGTCCATTAATGAAGCTAATTCAATATCAAACTCAGACATAGTAGAAGAACTATCATTACCCCCTGTTAAAATACATTGTTCTGTCTTAGCTGAAGATGCTATTAAATCTGCTATATCCGATTACAAAAGTAAACAGTTATATGATTAAGTATATAATTATTCTTACACTAGTATTAGCAGGTTGTAAGACAATAGAACCAACAGTCACTGAGAGATCTAAGTTTGCAGGTGATTTCCCTGTAGATCATATTAGGAATATGTGGACTGTTTGTACTAATGCTTCTGTAGCAAAGAATCCAGCATTCCCAATGCCAATACATTGGATGTATTGTGATTGTATGGTAAATATACTAAGGGCTAGATATACCCATAAAGAACTAACAGGTATGGATAATCCAGTGGAACTAAATAAGATTATGTCCGGTATTGCTCAAGAATGTGTTGACGATGTTATTAATCCAATTATAAAGCAACCAAAGAAAGATGCCCAAGAGCTTACATAAGAAACTAAATAAACAAGCTAATAAAAAGGGTTTAAAGGGAAACCAGAAGGATGCTTATGTCTATGGTACTATGCATAGAGTCCAAAGGAAAGGTTAGATTAAGTATATCATTATTCATACAACTAACACTATGAGAATATTATGACTGAAGAGGTACTCAGAGACTTCCGTAACTTTCTGTTCGTTGTATGGTCCCATTTAAACCTTCCAGAGCCTACTCCAGTACAGTATGATATAGCTAGTTATTTACAGTCAGAAGAGAAGAGGATTGTTATAGAGGCTTTTAGAGGTGCTGGTAAGTCTTATATAACCTCTGCCTTTGCTTGTCATCAATTGTACCTTGATTCAGAAGTTAAGATACTTGTAGTCAGTGCCAGTAAGATTAGAGCAGATGACTTCAGTACCTTCACTATGAGATTAATACAAGAGATGCCTATACTTCAGCATCTTATTCCAAGGGAAGGACAGAGACAATCAAAGATTTCATTTGATGTAGGCCCAGCTAAAGCTTCCCATAGTCCCTCTGTGAAGTCAGGAGGGATTACAGGACAACTAGCTGGTTCTCGTGCTGATATTATTATTGCTGATGATATTGAGATACCAAATAACTCAATGACACAGACTATGAGAGACAAGATCTCTGAGGCTGTTAAGGAGTTTGATGCTATCCTGAAACCAGATGGGAGAGTAGTATACTTAGGTACTCCCCAAACTGAAATGAGTCTCTATGAATTATTGCCAGAGAGAGGCTACAAAGCCCGTATATGGCCTGCCAGGTATCCAAAAGGAACTATAAAATATGATAATAAACTTGCTCCTTTTATAATGGATGCAGTATCTAGAGACTCTGAATGCCTAAATAAACCTACTGATCCACTTAGGTTTAATGAAGATGATTTATTAGAACGTGAACTTAGCTATGGACGTAGTGGGTTTAATCTACAGTTTATGCTGGATACTA